TGGGAAATATGTCGATAAATGGGCAATACGAACGACGGCAATGATTGCCAGAGAAATTGGTAAACAGAACAACAAGGCTGCCTGATGGTGGCCTTTATTTTTGGCATAAACAACAGAGGCTAACATGGGATTTAAAGGTACTGAAGGTAAGTGGGAAATAATGATGGATGGCGATGATATTAAAATCATCCAGGCAGACTCTCTTGAAAATGGCGCAGGCTGGCGTTCGTATATTGCAATCTGTGAGGAAGTTCAATGCATTGAAGATGCCAATCTAATAGCGGCAGCACCTGACCTTCTCGAAGCACTTCAGTTATTACTTAAGCAATCCAAAAATAGAACAACGACAACATATCCAGAATGGTATGGAGCTGTTAATAAAGGTCTTGCAGCAATCAGCAAGGCTCTGGTAGGTGAGTGATGTGCGAGTTTTATGAAGCAGATATCAAACGCCCAGAAATGGCAAGTGATGCGACATTACGTGATTACTTCGCGGCAAAGGCTATGCAAGCAATGATTAGCAATCCATCGATTATCGATAATGATTCTGATGGAGCTGTTAATTATGCAGCAAGCGCTGCATATAAGTTTGCAGACGCAATGCTCAAAGCTCGCGAATAAGCACTGTGTATTCATTCCAACGAGTGAATACACGGAGCAATGTCGCTCGTAACTAAACAGGAGCCGACTTGTTCTGATTATTGGAAATCTTCTTTGCCCTCCAATGTGAGGGCTTTTTTATATGCATACCAATAACGCTTCACTCGAGGCGTTTTCGTTATGCAATCAAACAGAAGGAGCATCCTATGCAACAGTTCGCTATTGCAGGGGCGGCATCGGTTCGCCCTTTCAACCCGATTTTATCGGTACAGCATTCACGAAAAAACATTTTAACCGGAGCAGACTTTAAACAACCAAGAATGAAAAGTTTGCTCGAAAAGCTTTGGGATATTTTGAAACAACAAGGCCGTCCATGAGTTTTACAGATAACTGGTCAGACGAAGAATTCATTCGTCAGATGAACAAAATGCTCAATCAGCACAAAGAACAGGAGAAAGATGATGATTCTGACTCTGAATGATAAGCGTGAAATATCGCAAATAATCGCAAGTTTTACTGATGAAGATTACGAGCGAATCAACAGTGAAGTTGATCGCCTCTGCAAACGTTGCGACCCAATAAGCGAAATGCTTCGCTCATATAAACCAGATGAACACACTAAGGACGCTATCGACTGGCTGGAAGATGATGACTGTAACTATCAGGAAAAAGCCGCTGAATGGTTCTGGGATGCAATAACCGAAAGAGTTAAGGCTGAATATGCCTTCGCAATATTCAAACGCAGACACATTTTTGGAGAAGCTGCATGAGCAATATCGTTGAATTCGTTAAACAGCAGGAGCAGTTATTCTGCGGAGCATTGACTGAACAGACGGTGACATGGGCTAAGGAAAGCCAGTTTGCAATTCAGTATTTCCAGAAAAACGATTACCTGGCTAAAACAGCACTGGCAAATCCAACCAGCGCACAGAACGCCATCATCAATGTTGCGGCGATCGGCATCACCTTAAACCCGGCCAGCAAACTGGCTTATCTGGTTCCTCGCGACGGCATGGTGTGCCTTGATATCAGTTACATGGGATTACTTCATCTTGCGCAATCGACAGGATCAATTAAGTGGGGGCAATGCAAACTGGTGTACTCAAACGACACCTATGAATCAAATGGCCTTGATTCAGCACCAACCCACAAATACAACGCATTTGGTGAGCGAGGCTCTATTGTTGGAGGTTATTGCACGGTTAAAACAGCAGATGGTGACTACCTGACTGAAGAAATGAGTCTGGCAGAAATTAAAGCTGTGGAAGCAACGAGCAAGGCAAAGAATGGACCGTGGAAAACATTCTGGGAAGAGATGGCGCGTAAAACAATAGTTAAACGCGCCAGCAAATACTGGCCTAAAGCCCAGCGACTGGATAATGCCATTCACCTGCTTAACGAAGATGAAGGTATGCATCAGGAACCAGTTATGCCGCACAAATCAGAGGAAGATATCCGCGAAGATGAACGGAAACGCCAGCAGGAAATAATGGATAAAGCACAACTTCTTTGCGATGAAATGGCTCAGGCAGAAAACATGGATGATTTGAAGCGATATTTTGCAGAAGCATATCGCCTGACAGCTGGAATGAAATTGCAGCAGAACGTACAAGCCATTTACGCAGAATGCAAAGCGAAACTGGAGGTTGCCAGTGAGCAAACTGTATGAAATTGCCAATGAATACGCAAAATTGATGGATTCAGATTTAGAGCCAGAGATGATTGCTGACACAATAGAAGGCATGGAAGGAGAATTTACCGATAAAATAGAGCAACTTCTTGCCATTATTAAAAATGAATCTGGTTATGCTGAACGCCTCAAGGACGAGGCAAAGTCACTGAATGAGCGAGCCGCAGTAATTCAAAATAAGATTGACAGCATTATGGCGTATATAGCGTCATCGCTTGAAATGGTTGGCAAGAAAAAGATTCGAGCAGGTATTCACCAGGTAACAATCCGCAAACCATCAGAAACTGTAGAAATCATCGACTCAAGCGCCCTTCCTCCTGAATACGTTGAGTTTGAAACGACAATTAAAGCCGACAAACTGGCAATCAAACACCAACTAAAAGCAGGAATAAATATCCCCGGCGCTCAACTCAAAGTTGGGAAACCTTCACTTCTTATCAAATAATGGTATCGCCTATGAAAAAGACTCCATGGGAGAAATGGGAAGTCGATTTCTTGCGCGAAGTAGCGGCGACAATGCCAGTTGAAGTTATCGCTGAAAAACTGGAAAGGACTGAAAAAGCAGTAATGGCGAAAGCAACAAGGATTGGCGCTGACATTGTTAGCCGACTTCGTGGAAGACGATGGACAAGAGCCGAAGTATCACTTTTCGGTAAGTTCTCCGCAGAAGAAATAGCAATTGCAACCTGCCGCTCAATTTATTCAGTAAGAGCTATGCGATACAAGCTAAAAAAACTCGATGAAGAAAGAGCAGGCATACGAATAAATTAACAAAGAGGAATTTACCATGAGAGGACTTGCATACAATCCCGGCATTCTTCCGGCAGAAATGATTATTCGCCAACGCGTAAAGCCAATGCCATCAAGAGAGGAATTGCTTAAGAGAAATTCTTTTCCATCAGTAAATCAAAACAAATATCTGAATGCAATGTGGCGGAGTGGGAAGAAATGAAACAAATGACACTAATTGAGATGGATGGATTTCTGAAAGGTAAATGCATCCCAAGTGATTTAAAGGTTAACGAAACAAACGCTGAATATCTTGTCCGTAAGTTCGGTGAACTTGAATCAAAACTGGAAACGGCGTTGCGGGAGTGTCGTTCTGCTGGAATCACGATTGATAACCTTGAGGCTAAATGCGCGAAGATGGCTGCTGAAAATACCTCACTTAAGCAATCTGAGAAGGAATTTAATGACTTTTGTCGTGAGGAGTTTAGCGAATGGGAAGATGATGTTACTGAAACCCCAGCCACCGACGCTTTCCTAGCTGAAGTTCGAGCGCAGGGCGTGGATATGGCTCGCAACGCGATGATTGATTTTTTTGATGGTGAAGTTGGGCCAAACAAGAACGTTCCGGGGCTGATTAGAGGCGCAGAGATATGCGTAAGTATTGCTGCCCAGCTTCGTAAAGGAGGCAACCAGTGAGCGAAATTAACTATAAAGAACTGCGCGAGGCGGCGAAACAGGCAACGCAAGATGAATGGGTAGCATATATTTTGCCGGGTCATAACGGCATTTATCCTGCGCGCACGTCTGAGGGTAGGCATTGCGGATACTTTATTGACTGGCCTGGCGTCTGTCAGGGGCGGGAGAGCATCAGCATGAGCATCAGAACCTACGCAGTGAATTGCAATGACGCATGGCTAAACACCGAAGGTGATGACATCTCCGGCTCATACGTTAAGTACAAAGACCATCAGGAAGTGGTTGCCGCTCTTGAGGCCAAGTGTGCGGCGCTGGCAGCGGAGAGTTCGGGGATGAAGAAGTTCTGCAAAGACGCTGCATTCGATGCCGATTACGAAGCAGAGCTAGGTATGGAGCGTGGTGGATTCAGTGATGCGCTTAACGAAATCAAAACCCCAGCCACCGATGCTTTTCTAGCTGAAGTGAAGACTGAAGCACGCAAGGAAGGCGCTTATTTTGTGGCGAACAGAATGTTGGCAGCCTGGAAAGCTGGTTTTATTGATGATACTGCGAAGAACGCCGCGGATATTGCCCGGATGATCCTTACCTCTACTGAGTTTATGGCTAATGCGCCGGAAGGCGATTTTGATCGCTCATTCTCTGATGGCGTTCTCGAAGATATCGCCGAACAGCTTCGTAAAGGAGTCATCCAATGAGCAAGATTGATTATCAAAAGCTTCGTGAAATCGCTGAAAAAACAAAAATTGCTGGTGAAGCACCTGTAATGCCTTTCGATCAGCGAATTAATGCGCTTAACGATTTTATGAAGCACTTTTCGCCAGATATCGCGCTGGCATTGTTGGATGAATGGGAAAGAAACCAGCAATACATAAAACGCCGCGATCAGGAGAACGAGGATATTGCGCTAACGGTAGGGAAGCTGCGCGTTGAGCTTGAGGCAGAAAAACAGCGGGCAAAGGATCTATTTATGGAAAATGCCCGGCTTAAGTCAGGTATAGCCCGTCTGATACACCTCGGTATTCGATATGCAGATGTTGAGGTCATGAGAATTGCTGGAGATGCCCAGCTTTCTACCCCATGCACTGACAGCATCATAAACAGCATTGCAACAGGCATTCGCATCAAAGGAGGTGAGTAATGCGTGTGGCATGTATCGGCTT